TGCGGGGGGTATACGTATATATATACATGTACTCATACACAGATCAGGAAAATGTGACTGTTAACCACTATACACATAAGGTGGTTTACATACTCGTAGGTACGTTATACTATAACAATATACGTGCTATCACTAGGTAACGGAATGTTTCAGTATATCACATAATGTTACAACTGTACGATTAGGGGTTGACATGTATTATATAATGTGTAAAACTATATATGTTAGTTAGGGTAGGGTCACTATAAGTGATACACGTACAGTATACACTTATAATCACTTATACTAATCTCTTAAATATTATGTAACTATAATTATATGTAAGTATACACGTACAGTGATACATTTAAATGGTAACTTGCCGTAGGCAAGTCCTTTTATATTTGTACAAATTAAGTATTGACAATGGCAAAGAAATCAGTAAAACTATATACAGATAATGTTCTTGAAGAATTTTACCGACACGTATTAGATGGTAATCTTGAAGATTTACATATTCCCCATAGCGATGTATTCTATGTAAAGACTGCAGTGGAAGCCCACTACGGTCGTAAATTTACATTAGAGCATGTAGAGTGGGCTATGCGTGAAGAGGGATGGACGGATGAGCGTACCTGAAAGAGTTAAAACTAAAATGAAAGAAGAAGGACTCAAGGGCGTTAACAAACCTAAGAGAACTCCTAGTCATCCTAAGAAGTCACACTGCGTAATGGCTAAAGAAGGTGATACATATAAATTTATTAGATTCGGACAGCAGGGTGTAAGCGGTGCTGGTAAGAGTCCTAAGACTGCAAAAGACAAAGCTCGTAAAAAGAGCTATTACGCTAGACACAATGCTCAAGACTCTAAGCCTAGTAAGCTAAGTGCGAGATATTGGTCACACAAAGTTAAATGGTAATATAGGAGATATACCGATGGGCATTGCAAAGACACTTGCTAAGGCAGGAAAAAAAGTATCTAAAGTAGTAAGGGATACAGCAGAACAAAAAGGTTCTATTGCTACTAAAACTTCTACAAGTAAAACAGCTATTGATGAAGCTAAGACACTTAAAGATGTAAGTGTAGCACGTTCTCAAATTAAACAGATGGAAGATCCAGAGCTTCGTAAATTTTTCTTGGCAGAATTAAAAAAGAAAGAAAATAAAATTCGTGCTAAACAGGCTAAAGAAAAAGATCTTGCGGGTCGTAAGTCTGCACAGGCTGCTTCAGATCGTAAAGCTAAACCTGTAACATTACCTAAAACACCTTTCGCTAAAGGTGGCCTCACTAAACCTTCTGCAAGTCAGTCTGGCCTGAAGAAACTGCCTACTGCTGTACGTAACAAAATGGGCTACATGAAGAGTGGTGGCAAAGTTACTAAGGGTCATGTAGACATGCGTAAAGGTGGCTTGTTCAAATAGTGAGCATAGAAAGTGATATACGGGATTGGTCTAGTAAAGTATTAGAAGTACCTAACGATGCTTTAGGTGGCCTACCCGCATGTCCTTATGCACAGCAAGCATGGAAGCAAAACAAAGTACGTGTAGTAGAAACTAAGCACCTTGGCATTGAAGCTATTACACAAGCTAATATGTTTGATAATACGTATGACTTAGTTGTAGTTGCATCATATTACTTCCCGTCACCGCTGCAGCTTAAAGAGTTTACTACATTTTTAAACGATACATACACACCTAGAGATTTGCACATAATGGAGTTTCATCCAGACTACGGTGCAGAAGATGCAGACTTAGACTTTTTGTATGAACATGAGTGGGAGTCTGATATAGAAGATGAATATGCTATGTTGTTTATTCAATCTTTAAGTAAAGTAGATGACGCAAGTTTACGGTTAGAAAAGTTAGGATACTATAATGTATATCCTAAAGACGAGTATGAAGCACTCGTATTAGATAGAAGACAACGGAGACAGAAACAATGGCAATGAAACCTAGAGCAATGAAAAAGAAAACACCTATGCGTGGCGGTGGTATGGCTAAAAAAACCATGATGCGTGGTGGCGGTATGGCAGCTAAGAAAAAAATGATGCGTGGTGGTATGGCTAAAAAGAAAAAGTAATGTGGATTGCAGTTATATTAATGTGCGTTTCTCCAGTAGACGTTAAAACCTGTGATGTGTTAGTTCGTACTGATCAAGGGTTTTTTAGTCAGGCTGCTTGTACAGCGCAGGTAGAAGATGACGTAAGCAATATGATGAAGGGTAGAAACTTTTATGCTCGTTATCAATGTTATCAAATGCAAGGCACACTTTAAATGACACTTATCTCTCACTTTCCTTTACCTAGTTTTCCTTTTCAGACACATGATAACATTGTGTTTGAGAAGGCAGACAAGGATAGGTCTAGAAGAAATAATGAAGAATACAAACTAGAAGAACCTAATCGCATTACACCTGATACACCTGTAGAAGATCTAAAGCTAGTGAATCAGATGTATGCATACAATCCTAATCCAAATAAACTACGTACACCAGATGGACAGATTGTAGACTTTATTATTGCATAAGGCATTTAATGCATAACGGGATTGCAATCTTAACTATTATGTGTTATAACTAAGTATGGTATAACTATCTCTNTAAGGGTAAGTAACTCTTACCTACATATATAGGAGATAGAATATGTTTAAACGTATGTTTAAAAAGATACAAGAAAATCAGCAACGCAGAGCCGACTATTGGATTCTTATGAATCTAAGTGATAAGGAACTGCATGACATGGGGATCAGTAGAGGTGAAGTCAGGCAAAAAGTCTACGGTTAATAAAGCAGGTAACTATACTAAACCTACTATGCGTAAAAATTTATTTAATCGCATAAAATCAGGATCTAAAGGTGGAGGTGCAGGTCAATGGTCTGCACGTAAAGCCCAGATGTTAGCCAAACAGTACAAAGCAAAGGGTGGAGGTTATAGATAATGTTAAGGTATTTTAAAAGATTGTGGTGCGCTTTAACTAATAAAAAGTGTCACGAGGAATGTGACTGCTGTTAACATGGCTAAAGCAAAGTCTCAAAAAAGTCTAACTAAATGGACTAAGCAAGATTGGCGAACTAAAAGTGGCAAGCCTAGTGCTAAGACTGGTGAGCGTTATCTACCTGCTAAGGCTATTAAGTCTCTTAGCAGCAGTGAGTATGCAGCTACAACCAGAGCTAAACGACAAGGCACGAAGGCAGGTAAGCAGCATGTGGCTCAACCTAAAGGCATTGCAAAGAAGACCGCTAGATTCAGGAGAACTTAAATGACATTAGCTATGGAAAAAATACTAGCTTGGAAAATTATGCCACGCCTTATGATGTTAGTTATGACTGTTATGTATATACGTGTTATAGAATGGTTTATGTCTTTGCCGCAAGGTGAAGTAAGTACACAAGCTACAGCACTTACTGCAACTGTTACTGGTGCCATGACGGGTGCTTTTGCTGTATGGTTAAATAACGAAAAATGATTAGTCAGATCTTAGGAGCAGTAGGTGGACTAGCAACTACATACCTTGATGGTAAAGTAGCTGTACAGAAAGCTAATGCTGAGATTAAAGTAAAGCAAGCTACTGGTGAGATAGACTGGGATCTTGCTGCTATACAAGCTACACAGAATAGCTGGAAAGATGAGTGGATTACTCTACTTTTTTCTATTCCGTTAATTTTAGCGTTCTGTGGAGATTGGGGTAATAACATTGTGCAAGCTGGCTTTGCTGCACTAGAGACTATGCCAGCGTGGTATCAGTATAGCCTTGGCGGTATTGTAAGTGCCAGCATCGGTATTCGTTCTGTAAGTAAATTCTTTGGGAAAAAGTAATGGCATTTAAATTAAGCAGTAGAAGTTTAAAGAAACTAGAAGGCGTAGATGAAGGTATTGTATCAGTAGTTAAAGATGCTATTGGTATTACTAAAGTAGACTTCGGTGTTACCTTTGGACTACGTACACTAGAAGAACAAAAGAAGCTGTACGAATCTGGTAGATCACAGACTATGAAGTCTAAGCATCTTGAGGGTCGTGCTGTAGATCTAGTCGCNTACTTTGGTTCTGACATTTCTTGGGAACTTAATGTCTATGATGACATCTGTGATGCTATGGCTGAAGCCGCTAGAAAGAATGATGTAGCAATTAAATGGGGTGCTGCATGGAGTGAAGGAGACATTCGACAGTATGCAGGTACTGCAGAAGATGCAATGAATGCATACGTAGATCTCCGTAGGTCACAATCCCGTAGACCATTTATTGATGCCCCACATTTTGAGATGATGTAATGGCTAGAGAATTAACAGAACGCCAACAAAAGTTTCTTGCAGTCCTTATGGATGAAGCAGGTGGCGATGTTACTATGGCTAAGAAACTTGCTGGGTACTCTGAGAATACTTCTAACACTGAGATTACAAATAGTCTTAAAGAAGAAATCATTGACGTAACACATAGCTACTTAGCACGTAATGTACCCAAAGCGGCAATGGCTATGGTTAGTGCACTATACGATCCTACTGAGCTAGGTATTCGTGATAAGATGGCAGCAGCTAAAGAGTTACTTGATCGTACTGGTTTAGTTAAAACTGAGAAGATGCAAGTAGAAGCTAAAGGTGGTGTAATGCTTATGCCAGCCAAGCAAACACAGGATGACGATGACTAAACCATTAGGACAATGGAAACTACCACAACCGACAGACCTACAAGAAGATAACGAATGGGTTCCTATTCCACGTGTAGCACGTACCGTACCCTTTGGATATGAAATAGATCCAGATGATAATGGAATCCTCTTGCCAATTGAACACGAACTTGATATGCTTGTAAAAGCCAAGAAGTACTTAAAGCAGTACTCTTATCGTGAGGTAGCCAACTGGCTGACTAGAAACACTGGCAGAACTATATCTCATGTAGGATTAAAGAAACGGTTAGATAATGAGCGACGAAGAAAAAACAAAGCTGGAAGCCTACGCAGATGGGCAGACTATGCGAAAAAGGCAATCGCCAAAGCGGAAGAACTTGAAAACAACCGCATCGGGGCGAAAGAGCAAGACAACCAAGAAACAAACGCAGCCTGAACCAGCAAAGATAATAGTAGATGACCTTGCTCCTGTAGAAGAGCAGCATAACATTATCTTTAAACCTAATGCTGGACCGCAGACAAACTTTCTAGCGGCAGGTGAGCGTGAGGTTCTATATGGTGGCTCTGCAGGTGGGGGTAAGTCATACGCTATGTTGGCTGACCCATTACGGTTTATGGGCCATCCAGCCTTCTCAGGATTGCTCCTACGACATACTACAGAAGAACTAAGAGAACTTATCTTTAAGTCACAGGAAATGTACCCTAAGATCTGGCCCGGTATTAAGTGGTCTGAACGTAAGATGCAATGGACTGCACCATCGGGTGCTAGACTGTGGATGTCTTACTTAGATAAAGAAGATGACGTACTACGCTATCAAGGTTTGGCATTTAGTTGGATAGGCTTTGACGAACTTACTCAGTGGCCTACTCCATTTGCTTGGAACTACATGAGGAGTCGCTTGAGATCTACAGCAAATGACTTGCCTGTATATATGAGAGCTACTACTAACCCCGGAGGTAGAGGTCATCATTGGGTTAAAAAAATGTTTATTGATCCTGCTCCGCATAATAAAGCGTTTGATGCAACAGACATTGAAACAACTGAAGTATTACGTTATCCTGCTGGACATGAGAAAGCTGGTAAACCTTTATTCAAACGTAAGTTTATACCTGCCCGTCTTTCCGATAATCCTTACTTAGCTGCACAAGGTGACTACGAGGCAATGCTTCTGTCTTTACCTGAACAACAACGTAGGCAATTACTAGATGGTGATTGGGATATTAAAGAGGGTGCAGCCTTTACAGAGTTTGACAGAAACATACATGTAGTTGAACCCTTTCGTATACCAAGTAACTGGGTAAAGTTTAGAGCATGTGACTATGGGTACGGAAGTAAGTCGGGAGTAGTTTGGTTTGCAGTATCTCCTAATGAACAATTAATTGTATACAGAGAATTATACGTAGGTAAAGTATTAGCTGCAGACTTAGCGGATATGGTATTAGATTTAGAGGCTGAAGATGGAAATATTAAGTATGGGGTTCTTGATAGCTCTTTATGGCATAAGCGTGGTGATACTGGCCCATCACTGGCTGAACAAATGATTCATCGTGGATGTAGGTGGCGTCCATCTGATAGATCTAAAGGCTCACGTGTAGCTGGTAAGAATGAAGTACATAGGCGGCTACAGGTAGATGAGTTTACGGAAGAGCCTCGTATGGTGTTTTTTAATAATTGTACTAATATGGTTGCCCAACTACCAGCCTTACCCATCGACAAAAGAAACCCAGAAGATATTGACACTACCTCCGAAGATCACTTGTACGATGCTTTGCGATATGGTATTATGTCCAGACCAAGGTTTAGTATATTTGACTACGATCCAAATGGAAGACCACAAGGTGGTATGCGAGTAGCAGATGCTACCTTTGGTTATTAACAGCAATGGAAATATAAATGGAAGAAGATACAGAAGGTTTTATTGAAGACGATGCCATTATTCTAGAAGATAGTGATGACTCAACTATTGATGATGCAGACACTTCTAAAATTATTCCTTTTATTATGGAAAAGTATAATCGTGCAGATGACTACCGTCAGCAGGATGAGGATCGTTGGTTACGTGCGTACCGTAACTATCGGGGTTTGTATAGCCCAGACGTACAGTTTACTGAAGCAGAAAAGTCTAGAGTATTTATTAAAGTAACTAAAACAAAAACACTAGCTGCATATGGTCAGATTGTAGATGTATTATTTGCAGGGCAAAAGTTTCCGCTTACTGTAGATCCTACAGAACTACCTGATGGCGTAGTTGCAGATGTAAACTTTGATCCTAAAGAGCCTGAACAGTTACGTGAGTCTGGATTAAATGAGCCTGTAAGTCCATATGGCTTTAGGGGAGATGGCAAAGAACTACCTGCAGGTGCTACCTCTAAAACTCTTTTAGAAAGTCTAGGACCACTTAAAGATAAACTAGAAGGCATAGATGGTGTACGTGAAGGTGTAGGCAAAACTCCTACAGCAATTACATTTAGCCCAGCAATGGTTGCGGCTAAGATGATGCAAAAGAAAATACACGATCAGTTAGAAGAGTCTAGTGCCAGTAAACATTTGCGTAGTACTGCATTTGAAATGGCATTATTTGGTACGGGTATTATGAAAGGCCCGTTTGCTGTAGATAAAGAGTATCCTAACTGGGGTGACGATGGAGAGTATTCTCCTATGATGAAAACAATACCTCAAGTATCCCATGTATCTGTGTGGAACTTTTATCCTGATCCTGATGCTAATAATATGGAAGAAGCTCAGTTTGTTATTGAGCGCCATAAAATGTCACGTACTCAACTACGTAACCTAAAACGTAGACCACACTTTCGTTCCAATGTAATTGAAGAAGCAGTACAGCTTGGAGAAAACTATAATAAAGAATCGTGGGAAGACGATTTAGCTGACTATGCACCAGAGCATGGTGTAGAGCGTTATGAAGTTCTTGAGTATTGGGGTATGGTAGATACCGATATGCTAGAGGAACAAGGCGTAGATATTCCACAAGAACTAACAGAGGTAGAAGAGTTACAAGCTAACGTTTGGATTTGTAACGGTAAACTACTTCGCATGGTACTTAACCCATTTAAACCTGCCAAGATTCCTTACATGGCTGCACCATATGAGCTTAACCCCTACTCATTCTTTGGTGTAGGTATTGCAGAAAATATGGATGATACGCAAACCTTAATGAATGGGTTTATGCGAATGGCTGTTGACAATGCTGTATTATCTGGTAATCTTTTAATTGAGGTTGATGAAACTAACTTAGTACCGGGTCAAGACTTATCTGTGTATCCCGGCAAAGTGTTTAGGCGTCAGGGTGGAGCACCGGGGCAAGCTATCTTTGGAACAAAGTTTCCTAATGTTGCTGCAGAAAACTTGCAGCTATTTGATAAAGCAAGGGTATTAGCAGATGAGTCAACTGGATTTCCATCTTTCGCTCATGGTCAAACAGGGGTTAGTGGTGTGGGTCGTACTGCTTCTGGCATTTCTATGCTTATGGGTGCCGCACAAGGCGGTATAAAGAATGTAATTAAAAACGTAGATGATTACTTACTGCGTCCACTAGGCGAAGGTCTATTTAGATTTAATATGCAGTTTGACTTTGATCCAACAATCAAAGGTGATCTAGAGGTTAAAGCACGTGGTACTGAAAGTCTTATGGCTAATGAAGTACGCAGTCAGCGCCTTATGCAGTTTATGCAAATATCGTCTAGTCCTGCGCTTGCACCTTTTGCTAAGTTTCAGTACATTATTCGTGAGATTGCAAAGTCTTTAGAGTTAGATCCAGATAAAGTAACTAACAATATGGATGAAGCAGCTATTCAAGCAGAGCTAATGAAAGGCTTTCAACAAGAACAGCCAGCACCAGCAGGTGTTAATCCAGCAGATCCAACAGGTGCAGGTGGCGGTACAATAGGTACAGGCCAAGCACCAACCCCTCAAGAACAAGGATTCAGTGGCAATGAACAAGGAGCACCTCAACAAGCTCAAGGGGCTGGTCAACAACCACCAGCAGTGGGAACAGTTCAGTAATTACTTAGACGAACTAATAGCACAGCAACATCGTTCTATGGAACAAACAGATAATGATAAAGTTATGTATAGGTCACAGGGCGCTATATATCAGTTACGTAGATTAAAACTATTACGAGATGAGGTATTAAAATCATGAAAGATCAAATGGAACTTTTTAAAGATGGCGGTCTTAAAGATGAGGGCGGCATGGTAGATGAAGAATCTGGTAATGAAGTTCCTGTTGGTGGAACACGTAAAGGTGTTCGTGATGATATACCTGCTATGGTAAGTGAAGGTGAGTTTGTTTTTCCTGAAGATGTGGTAAGATACATTGGCCTAGATAAACTTATGCAGCTACGACAAAAGGCAAAAGTAGGATTAAAACGTATGGAAGATATGGGTCAAATGGGAAATAGTGATGAAGCTACCGTACCTGACGATATGCCTATGGATGCACCTGATCTTGTTATTGTAGCTGGTGAAGCACCTAAAGAAATGGCAGAGGGTGGGGCGGTTGTAGATGGTATTGAACAAACTGCTGCACCTCGTAGACTTACACCCGAAGTACAACAACCTGAAAGAAAACAAGTAAGTTTTAAACAGCTTATGGGCAAGAATGCTGTAGAGTTTAAGCAGTATCGCAATGCTCAAGGAGCAAGTCTTTTGATTCCTTTTGTGGGAGGTAATCCTATATACCCAATTCCTTCTGGTTATACTTTGTATGATGCAAGCACAGACACTGCCGATCCTCAAAATCAGGCTGATGCTATTGCTACTGAAGTGTCTACAGCTATTAATAGAGCTACTGGTAATGATAGAGACAATGACGGACCTGCACCAGTACCTCAAAGTGCTTTTCAAAAAGCTGGCAGTTGGGATATGGATACATCAGGTAAAGATGGCAAGGCTTTACAGATGTGGATTGATGAGGCTACTAAATATACAAATGGAACATCTACGGTTGTAACAGGTGTAGCTGCTGCATTTGGTTTAGGACCACTAGTAATGTATGGCGCTTCTAGAGACAAAAAAGTTATACTAAAAGATATTGATGCCAAAATTGCACAAGCTAGAAAAACAGTTATGGCAGGTCAGGTAGCTGCATTAGAGGCTATTAAAAAAGATTTAACAGAAAAAAATACAGGTATAAGTTCTGCTTTGTCTAGTTTAACTACTACAGTATCTGACTTATTTAATTTATCAAATGAACAAAAAGAAACAGCAGTTAATACTGCTAGTAAAGTAACTGAACTAGAAGATAGTATAGTTGAACAAACTCCTGCTGCTTTTACTCCTGATGTAGCTAAAGATACTGCTACACCTGCTCCTGTATCTGAACCTACTGTAACTCAAGAAGGTGGTTTTGGTACTCCTTTAGTAGATGAACTAATGTTTACTCCAAGTTTACCTGTACCACCAGTAAGTAGTTACGATGAAGTTAAAGCAGATCCTCGTTTACTAGAATCAGCGGGTGTGCCTTTTCAGTATCCTGCACCTACACCTGTAACTACTCCTGCACCTCAACCTACAACACCTGTAGGTGCTAGTTCTTTTGGTGAGGCACTAACTCAACAAGCCCCTAGTTTAATAGCAGAAGATATACAACAAACCGATGCGTATAAACTAAGATATGGTGATACAGATGATCAGATGCAAAGTTTAATGCCGCCCGTTGTACCGCCAAGTGCACCAGTAGTAACTGGTTATGATGATGCTCCATTATTTACTACACCTTCTACACCAACACCTGCACCTACATACGCAACTATGGATATGGGTGAAGCAGGTAGGACAACAACACCAACACTTTCAACTGTATTTGATACTTTTGTAACTGCCGATGGTACAGTCACTAGAGATGAGGTAGAGCAAGCTCAAGCAGCAACAGTTAAACCCGCTAGTAAGGTAGCTACAGATAGAGGTTACGTACCTACTAATGTAGCTAAAGCAGCACCCGCACCAGCACCTTCTTATGCAACTATGGATATGGGTGAAGCAGGTAGGACATCTACTCCTACGGCGTCTACAAAAACATCTGCACCTACTACTTCTATACGACCTAAATCTAGACCTGCACCTAAACCTGCACCTAAACCTGCACCTAAACCAGCGCCTGTACGAGATGAAAAATCTACACGTTTAGATTCAAGTAATCCTAATACAAGTTCTAACATTACTAACCATTTATCTAAGGTTGAAAAAGAATCACTAAACGCTAATCCTGCATTAGCAGGACACTATACTGCTACTGCAAATAGACGTGCTAACGAAGCTGCTTCAGGAGATACTTCTAACACAGATGCTGCAAATGAAGCATCAGACAATAAAATTGTGTGTACAGCTATGAATAACTCTTATGGGTTTGGTTCGTATCGTCAGGCTATTTGGTTATCTTATTCTAAAGATCACTTGACAAAAGAACATGAGCTAGGTTATCATACATTGTTTTTACCTTTAGTAGACTTAGCATATAATAAAAATAATAAAATTATACGTAAAGCACTAGAGCACATTGCACGTCATCGTACTGCAGATATTAGAGCTTCTATGCAAAATAAAAAACGAGATACTTTAGGGCGTATATACAGATCTATATTAGAACCTTTAGTATATACAGTAGGTAAGTTTAGAACAATTACAGGAATATAATATGGAATTTTCAGAGTACACTCAACTTGTAGCTAATCGTTTTAATGGCCTACAAGAAGATGATAAAGATGCTATCCGTAGTTTAATGGGTACATCACACGGCCGTGTACTTGGCAAAGTGCTTGGCCCAGAAATAATGACTAATGTTAATTTAGGTAAAGCTAAAAAACCAGTTGTTAAAAAACGTGGACTAGCAACACGTTAAATTGCTAGATACGCTGGCTACTCATCCCCCATCCAACATGGCTACGGTGGCCCCAGTAAGGAAAATATAATGGCTAATGATATTATGGCAGAAGAAATGCAAGCAGAAAAGAAAGTTGCATTTGCCAATCGTAAATATAATAATGAAGACAAACGTAAAAAAGAAGAAGAAGAGTTAGAACAACTTATTGCAGAACAAAATGGCGAAGCTGTAGAAAGTACACAAGAAACAGAACCTGCCAACGCAGAAGAAAGAAGTTTTAAAAAACGTTATGGTGATCTTCGTAGACACATGCAAGATAAAGAAAAATCTTGGGAAGATAAATTTAAACAACTTGAAGGTCAGTTAAAAGAAGTAACGCAACAAGAAATTAAATTACCTAAGTCTGATGATGACATTGAGGCATGGGCAAAACAATATCCAGATGTAGCTGCTATTGTAGAAACTATTGCAATTAAAAAGGCACGTGAACAGTCTGCAGGTTTAGAAGATCGTGTAAAAGAAATTGATGAGATGAGAGCTACAGCATCTCGTGAAAAAGCAGAAGCTGAATTAATGCGAGCACACCCAGACTTTGGTGAGATTCGTGATAGTGACGAGTTCCATGAGTGGGCTGACGAACAACCTAAGTGGGTACAAGACGCACTGTATGAGAATGACAGTGACGCTCGTTCAGCAAGTCGTGCCATTGATCTGTATAAAGCAGACAAGAACATTAAAACAAAGAAACCTGCAAGCACCAAAGATGCTGCACGTTCTGTAAACAGTCGTAATAATCGTAGCCAACCTGAAGAATATGATTCATCTACAACATTTAAAGAATCACAAGTAGCTAAGATGTCACCTCAACAATATGAAAAAGCATCTGACCAAATTATGGAAGCTATTCGTACAGGTAAATTTGTTTATGATATGTCTGGTTCTGCCAGATAAAGCTATTGACATATAATATATTTATGATATAACTATATGTACAATCGGTAGTATGGCCCTGTTAGGTATTAACTACAGTTACCCGTACTACCAATTAACTAAACTATCCGCAAACAACAATACACGCTTTCGGACAACCTAATGTCTCATGGCCCGTTTTGCTAGAAGGTAGGCCAACTTTCTAATAAACGCACCCTAGTAGAATTAGCCTCTGTATAAGTCATTAGTCGTTTGCATCTGTGATTTAATGCTAGGAGAAATAAAATGGCATTTACATCCGCTGCTGGACATGGCAATTTACCCAATGGTAATTTCTCACCAGTAATTTATAGCAAACAGGTGCAACTTGCTTTCCGCAAAGCATCAATCTGTGAAGCTATTACTAACTCCGATTATTTTGGAGAAATCGCTGCAATGGGCGACTCAGTTAAAATTATCAAAGAACCTGAGATCACCGTTAAAGCATATGAGCGTGGTACTACTATTACACCACAAGATCTTGATGACGAAGATTTCTCATTGACAATCGACAAAGCCAATTATTTTGCTTTCAAGGTTGACGATATTGAAGAAGCGCATTCCCATGTCAATTTCCAAGGTCTTGCAAGTGATCGTGCTGCGTATCGTTTGTCAGATCAGTTTGACCAAGATGTACTTGGTTACTTAACTGGTTTCAAACAATCAGCACTGCATGGTACACCAGACACAGTTAATACAACTGTAAATGGCACTGTAGCTGTTTCAACTGCAGGTACAGATGAACTGTTGTCTTCAATGAAACTTGATGCAGCAGCTTTCGGTGGTTCTGCTGGTGATGCGCTTGCCCTTCAGCCACGTGCTGGTGGTGCAACTGACACTACTCCTGCTGTTGGTGATACTTTCCCATTAACTGTTATTGCACGTATGTCACGTTTGTTGGATCAACAAAATGTGGATACTCAAGGCCGTTGGTTGGTAGTAGATCCAGTATTTATGGAACTTCTGAAAGACGAAGACTCACGTTTGTTTAACGCCGACTTTGGTGGTTCAGGCTTGGCTAATGGTCAAATCGGAATGAACATTCATGGTTTCCGTGTTTATCAATCAAACAACTTACCAGCCGTTGGTACAGGTCCGTCCTTTACAGGTACGAACTCTGCTGTCAACTACGGTATGATTGTTGCTGGTCACGATTCAGCCGTTGCAACTGCAGAGCAGATCAACAAGACTGAAACATATCGTGATCCAGATTCATTCGCTGACATTGTTCGTGGAATGCATCTATATGGTCGCAAGATCCTTCGTCCAGAAGCTCTTGTGAACGCTAAGTACCACTTGGCATAAGGGAGGGATAACAAATGGCTACTATTACTTCATTATTGTTACCTGCTCACGGTAGTTCACAACGTGGACGTGCGCCGTATATGGTACAAAAAACTATTGATCTTACTGCACAGGCTATTGACTGTTCGTCTGGTGACGTAGTTCAGTGTATTACTATCCCTGCTAACACACGGGTAATTCATGCTGGTTTTCAAGTTGTAGAATCTGCAACACAAAACACAGGCACAGATGCTACCGCAACATTGGGTGCAGCAGATGCTGACGAATTTGTTGCAGCATTTGATATTGATGGCGCTGCTGATGCAGCATATGCACCATCAGCTACACCTGCAGCAGATGTTACTCTTGCAACAGCAGATACACTAGACCTGACATTTGCAGGTTCTGGTGCTACTTTTACAGCGGGTAAGATCCGTGTGTACGCTTGGATGGTAGATGTTAGTGATCAAGGTGACTACTCTGCTAACGAAGTAGATCGTGACGCACTTGCGTAACTAAATAATTAAGGGGCTGCTTTCGGGTGGCCCTTTAACTACATAAGGATTTTAAAATGCGTAAGAAAAAAGGATATGCTTTAGGTGGTGTTACTACACCTGAACAAGAAGACAGTAGATACCGTCCTTCTGCTAATCGTGCACCTCAAGGTATGATGTCTTCTAGAGGCACATCAGCAGCTATGGGTTTGTATAATGGTGGTGTAGTGACTACAAAAAAATATGTAAATGATGTAAAATTTGTAGACAACCTTAAAAAGAAAAAATAATGGCTGGTATTAACTTTAGGACAGATAGTGCATTTGCTGCAGTTACGGGTAACTCTGCTAGTACTACTAGTAATCCTAATAATGCTACACTTTTATTTACTTGCCCAGCAAGCCATGAAGCTGAAATAGTTTTTCTTATGGTGGCAAACGAAGATAACTCAACATCTAATATCGGTATTCAAATATACCATGCAGATAATACTACTTATCATTTTCTTGTAGGTGAAGAAGCTATAGCAGGTCATAACCACACTCAGTTTATTGGCGGTGGACCTTTGTTCTTACATGCGGGTGATAAAGTTTTAGTGTTTAGGCACACTTCTTCACAGAACTTTGATGCTACACTTTCTGCTAGATTATACTTTACACCTGCTAAAAGGTTATAATAATGAGCACTTTTCTTAATCTAACTAACGAACTTTTACGTCGATTGAATGAAGTTCAAATTGACCAATCAGATTTTTCTAATGTTAAAAACGTTCAAGCATTGGCTAAAGATTCTATTAATTCTGCTATTCGTCAAATGCTTCAGGATGCTCAAGAGTGGCCTTTTACTTTAGTAACATATGAGCAGACATTAGTCGCTGGCACTAATACATATGATTTTCCTGCTGATTACTCTAAAGCAGACTGGGATACATTTTATATTAAACAACTTACCTCAGAAAACAATACACCTAAAAAATTAAAATTAATTACGTATGATCAATACTTATCTAAGTTTAGAAGTGTAGAAGATTTAGGTGGAGATAATGGTAGATCTGATCCTGACTATGTTTACTTAACACAAGATACAAAGTTTGGAGTTACGCCTATACCAAATGCAGCGTATGTTATAGAGTATAGATATTGGAAGTATCCAGCAGATCTCACAGCTTATGATGATACAGCGATTATACCTGATAGATTTAAACATGTTGTTATTGATGGTGCTATGATGTATATGATGTTGTTTAGATCTAATGAACAAAGTGCATCTATGCACAGTAAAAAGTTTGAAGACGGTATTAAGATGATGCGTAGATTAGTTGTAGATCAACATATTAATGTTATATCTACAGTAATACAAAGGTCTAACTATACCGCAAATGTTGATAATTTTTAAGTATGGCTGACGCTTTACAAACATATGTCTCTGTTTGTGCAGGGGGTCTTGTTACTAACGTTGACCCACTTACTCAAAGTAACTCTTTGTCAGGCAGCGCAGTACGTCTAATTAACATGGAGCCATCTTTAGAAGGTGGTTACAGACGCATAAGCGGTTATGCAAACTCTTATGGTACACTTCCCGGTACCGGTAAAGTTTTAGGTCTTAATGTAAACGGTGAAATAAATCAAGGAATACTTGGTTGTAGAAAACCTTCTTCTGGCAATAACTATTTACATTGGTATAACCACTACTATGATGTAGCGTTAGGATCAGGGCAAGGCTCTGGTTTTTCTGTAGGTGAAACTCTTACAGGTGTAGTTAGTTCAGGGGATGCAACTGTAATAGCAGCAACAGGTACTGTAATATCTAGAACTTCTAATGCCCTTGTAATAAACTTTGGTAAATTGCCTAGTAATATTTTTGCTACAGGTAATGTACTTACAGGTGGTACATCTACGGCAACAGGTACAGTAGCAAGTACACCTACAGTCAAGGGTTGGCAAGCAGTATCATCTGCAGGTAGTCCTACTATGACAGGGGTTGACGTTGTAAGGTTTGAGCGTTATAATTGGACTGAAGAAATCCTGCTACTAACAGACGGTATTAACCCTGCTGCTAAATATAACGGATCTACTTACACACAGATTACACACACTAATGCTCCAAACAATCCACAGTTTGCTAGTGCTTTTTCAAATCATCTGTGGTTAGCTGGAGATCCTGACGAACCATTTAATATTTACTTTTCATCTCCTAATGCTGATACAGATTTTGATCCAGCAAACGGGGCTGGTGTTATAAACATAGGCTTTACTGTAACTCAGCTAAAAGCCTTTCGTAATCAGCTTTATGTATTTGGTCAGAATCAGATTAAACGTATTGTTGGAGATAACTACTCTAACTTTAGTGTAGAAAATGTTACTAATGATTTGGGTTGTGTTGCTCCTGATACTGTAGTAGAATTTGGTGGCGACATTATCTTTCTTGGACCCGATGGTGTTAGACCTATTTCTGGAACTTCTCGTATTGGTGACGTTGAGCTTGAAACAGTATCTCGTGAAATACAAAAGACTTTTGAGAACTACACAGCTAACGAAGATGTTACAAAACTAAAAGCCTTAGTTATTCGTAGGAAGTCACAGTTTAGATTATTCTTTGAAGCTAATACTTCTTTGTCGTTACTGGCTGCTATTCGTAAAAGTTCTTCAGCACAGTCTACATTTGAATATAGTCAGCTTGTAGGCATTGAAGCAACAGCAGTAGCTAGTGGATACGTAGGGCAGTTTGAGTTTGTACTACATGGAGACACTACAGGTAAAGTATTTAAACAAGAAGAAGGTAATTCTTTTGGTGGATCTGACATACTAAGTGTCTATCAAACTCCGTTTTATTTTATGGGTGATCCAGAGTTACGTAAGATATTTTACAGAGTTAAAACGTTTCTTAAATCAGAGGGTGCAACTTCAATATCTGTAGGCATAGAGTATAACTTTGGAGACTCAGAGATTGCCACACCAGCAAACTTTGATTTGAGTACAGCAGGTGCAGCATCTTTCTTTGACGCAAGTTCAACTCTTTATGATGAAACAGATGTTTATGACGGAAACCCTACACCAATTCGCAGTACTAACATAAGTGGATCAGGCGATTCTATATCAATAGCATACGTTACTAACGGTACAAACCCCAGCCATACCATACAGGCTGTTTCAATTTTGTATGGCGTAGGGGATAGGAGATAAAAAGTGGCAGGATATACAAGACAATCTTCAGCAGATATTATTGCAACGGCTGTTGTTCGTGCTAACCCGCTGAACGTAGAGTATAATGCATTACGAGATGCATTTAACGCAAGCACAGGACACAAGCACGATGGTACTGCAGCAGAGGGTGCATATGTACCACTGATTGCAGACTCAGATGCTTTAAACAAAGTAGCTATTGATACATCAAACAATCGTGTTGGTGTATTTGTAGAAGTATCTAGTGCTGCTGTAGAGCAAATACGTATTCAAGATGGTGCAGTTGTTCCTGTCACTAACAACGACATTGATCTTGGTACATCTAGTTTACAGTTTAAAGATTTATTTATTGATGGTACAGCTACAGTAGATGCACTGCAAGTAGATGCTAATGCTGTTGTTACAGGTAATCTTACAGTAAATGGTAATACTACACTTGGTAATGCTGCTAGTGATACTGTAACAGTTACTGCTGATGTTGCTTCTCCACTACTACCTTCTGCTGATGATACACATGACTTAGGTGCTGTAGGCTCTGAGTGGCGTAATTTGTACATTGACGGTACAGCTAACATTGACGCCCTCGTAGCAGATACTGCAGACATCAATGGTGGTACAGTTGATGGTGCTGTTATTGGTGGGGCTAGTGCTGCTGCTATAACGGGTACAACAATTACAGGTACAAGTTTTGTAATTGGATCTGCAAATATTAATGAAGCTGACTTAGAAACTATAGATGATTTAACAGCAGGAACTGTTGCTGCTTCTAAAGCTATAGTTGTAGATAGTAATAAAGATTTTACAGGTGCAAGAAATATAACAATTACTGGTGAGCTTGATGCCGCTACTCTAGATATATCAGGTGATGTAGATGTTGACGGTACTTTAGAAACTGATGCGCTTTCTATAAATGGTACGGCAGTTACAGCTACTGCAGCAGAATTAAATACAATAGATGGTAATACATCTGCAACATCTACTACTCTTGCAGATGCAGACCGATTTGTAGTAAATGACAATGGTACAATGAAACAAGTAGCCTTGCCTGATCTAACTACTTATTTAGGGGGTAATCTAGGTATTCTTAGTAGTGTGACTGCTGTTGGTGCTTTAAACTCAGGTTCTATTACATCTGGTTTTGGTTCAATTGATACTGGCTCTAGCACTATTACAACTACAGGAAATATTACTGGTGGTAATATAATTATCAGTGATGGTGGTAACATAGGCTCTGCTAGTGATACTGATGCTATTGCTATTGCTTCTGGTGGTAATGTAACTGTATCACAAGACCTTATAGTTTCGGGTAATTTAACTGTATCAGGTACACAGACAGTTGTAGATACTGTAACTATTAACGCACAAAATGCTATAGTATTTGAAGGTGCTACAGCAGATAATAACGAAACTACACTTACTATAGTTGATCCTACTGCAGATCGTACAATTAGTTTGCCTAACCAATCAGGCACAGTTCCTGTATTAGCTGCAGCAAGTAACACAGCCATTACAGCTACACCTGCTGAATTAAACATTATAGATGGTAATACATCCGCAACTTCGACAACTGTAGCTGATGGTGATCGTGTTATTATGAATGACGACGGTACAATGGTACAAGTTGCAGTAACGGATTTAGCAGCATACTTTGACGATGAAATTACAGCTATGCCTAACCTTGTAACTACTGCTGCTACAACGGTAGGTGCTCTTAATAGCGGTAGTATTACAAGTGGTTTTGGTGCTATTGATAATGGTTCAAGTGCTATTACAACCACAGGCACTATAACTGGTGGTACTGTATCTTATGGAAATTTAACTGATGGTAGCATAACTATTACAGCATTTGTAGATGAAGATAACATGTCATCTAACAGTGCTACACTTATTCCAACACAACAGTCGGTAAAAGCCTATGTAGATACTGTAGCTAGTACATCTAACAACGTAACAGGTCTTAATGCTACAGGTGCAGAGCTAAACACAGTAGCTGACTTTTCTGCTGTAAGTGTAGACACAAGTACTGCAATAGCTAACAATGATGCTATACTTATGTTTGACAATGGTAACGAAATAGGTTATCGTGATGTAGACTTACTTGATACATACTTCTCAAGTACAACTAAAACACTTACTAACAAGACACTGACAAGCCCAACTGTATCTGGTTTGTATCTAAGTGACTCAGGCTTTACTGTAGAAGGTTCTAGTGCAGATGGTAATGAAACTACTGTAGCCTTTACTAACCCAAGTGCAGATCGTACTATTACATTCCCTAATGCTACAGGTACAGTTGCACTAAGTAATAGTAGTAGTGCTACTTTTGGTGGTGATGGTTCTAGTGGCGGTGTTACACTTCAAGATGGACGTATAGATATACGTACAGGTACAGGTAGTGTTGCAGCTATACGGTTCTACTGTGAGTCAAGCAATGCACACTATACGGAATTAAAGTCTGCAGCACACAGTGCATATAGTGGTAACTTGTCTTTTGTTCTACCTGCAGGTGACGGCTCGTCAGGCCAGTTTTTAAAAACGGATGG